CTCTCGCCCCCAGGCAGTGAGTAAGGACACCCCCCCCGATGTTCAAGTGGCTCACAACTCGCAAGCCCCGCCCGCAGGTCTCCAAGGAAGGCCGACCTGCAGCGCGCGTGGTTAAAGCGCGTTTTGACTCGGCCCAGACCAACGCCGAGAACCGCCGCCACTGGGCGGCCGCCGACGGTCTTTCGCCCAACGCCGCGATCCGCCCCGAGATCCGCCGCATCCTCCGCAATCGCTCGCGCTATGAAGTCGCCAATAACTCCTATGCCCGCGGGATCGTATTGACGCTGGCCAACGACACCATCGGCACCGGCCCCCGGCTGCAGATGCTGCTCAATGGACCGGGGGGGGCCGCCGCCAACCGCCAGGTCGAGGAGGCCTTCGCCCATTGGGCCGATGCCATCGGCCTAGCCGAGAAACTCCGCACGCTCCGCATGGCGCGCACGGAAAGTGGCGAGGGGTTTGGCGTCTTTACCAGCAACCCGTTCCTGCCCACCGCTGTCAAACTCGACCTCAAGCTCGTGGAGCCCGATCAGGTCGCGACCCCGTATGGGGGCTGGTTTGATCCCAAGTTCATCGACGGCATCATCTTCGACTCCGCCGGCAACCCCGTGGAATATCACGTTCTCAAGAGCCATCCCGGCGATGCCATCGCGTGGAACTTCACGCCGATGGATTTCGACCGCGTCCCGGCCGGCGCTGTGATTCACTACTTCCGGGCGGATCGCCCCGGCCAGCGCCGTGGCATCCCCGAGATCACGCCGGCGCTGCCACTGTTTGCCCAACTCCGGCGCTACACGCTGGCGGTGATCGCGGCCGCCGAGACGGCCGCCGACTTTGCCGCCGTGCTCTATACCGACAGTCCCGCCAACGGCGAGGCCGACCCGGTCGAGCCGATGGACATTGTCGAACTCGAACGCCGCATGGCGACCGTCCTCCCTGGCGGCTGGAAACTCGGTCAGATCACCGCCGAGCAGCCTGCGACCACCTATGCGGAGTTCAAGAAGGAGATTCTCAACGAGATCGCCCGCTGCTTGAACATGCCCTTCAACGTCGCCGCCGGGAATTCCTCGGGCTACAACTATGCCTCGGGGCGCCTCGACCACCAGACCTACTTCAAATCCATCCGCGTGGACCAATCGCACATCGAAGCCTCGGTCCTCGACCGAATTCTCGCCGCCTGGCTCAGTGAAGCCATCCTGATCGAAGGTTACCTGCCCCAATCCCTCCGCGCCATTGATGCGGCGACCCCGCACCAGTGGTTCTGGGATGGCCAGGAGCATGTGGACCCGCAGAAGGAAGCGGGCGCCCAGGCCACGCGTCTGCAAAGCCACACCACCACACTCGCCGACGAATACGCCCGCAAGGGTCAGGACTGGGAAATTCAGCTGCGTCAGCGGGCCAAGGAAGTGTCGCTCATGAACCAGTTGGGATTGAACGTCGCCACGGCACTGCCGGGCGCTGTGAATCCCGCACCCGCACCCGCCCCCGCGCCCACCGGCGCTGGCACCGACGACGAGGAGGAGCTGGATGATCAGCCCATTGGAGACGAATAAAGACGGCCAGATCGCCGCTGCCCCAGCGGAGGTCCAGTGGCTGGAAGCCAGCGCCCCCGGCGACGGTCAGAAACCCACGCCGCGCCGGTTCCAGATGACCGCCTACACCGGCGGCCCCATGCAACTGGCCGGTTGGCGCTACCCCGTGGTGGTGGATCTGGCGGGCCTGCAGGCGACGGCCAAGCCCAAGGTCTTTCTCGAGCATGACCGGACCCAGCGGGTCGGTCACATCGAGCAGGTCCAGGCCAATGAGGCCGGGCTGGTCGTCGCCGGCGTGGTCTCTTCGACCGGCAAGGCCGCCCAGGAAGTCATCGCCGACGCCGCCTGCGGGTTCCCCTGGCAGGCCAGTATTGGCGCCCGGGCCACGCAGGTCGAGTGGGTGCCCGAGGGCAAGAGTGCCACGGCCAACGGCCGGACGTTTCCCGGCCCGGTGAACATCGCACGCCAAAGCGTGCTGGGTGAAGTGAGTTTTGTGGCGCTGGGGGCGGATGACGCCACGTCGGCGCTGATTGCAGCCAATAACCCCCGCCCTCAAGACAAGGAGCACACGATCATGGAAGAGAACAAGACCCCGACCGAAGCCACCCCCGCCACTCCCGCCGCCCCGGCGCCGGCCCCGGCCGCGGCGCCGATCACGGCGTCGGCTCCCGCTGCGCCGGGGAACACTGCGCCTTCGCCGGCGGAGCAGATGCGCATTGAGGCTGCCGCTGAAGCCAGCCGGATCGCGGGCGTGCGCAAGGCCTGCGGCGGCAAGCACGCGGAGATCGAAGCCAAGGCCATCGCCGAGGGCTGGGACGCAATGCGGACCGAGCTCGAGGTTCTGCGCGCCGGTCGCCCCAGCGCCCCGGCCACGCATGTCCGCTCGCCCGAGCCGGGCGTCACCGGCCTGGTGCTCGAAGCCGCCTGCTACCAGAGCGCCAAGCTCACCGGCGTCGAGAAGCTCTATGACGCCCAAACCCTGGAAGCCGCCGACCGGCGCTTCCACGGCAGCGTGGGCCTGCAGGAATTGCTGATGGAAGCCGCCTGGGCCAACGGCTACACGGGACGGAACTTCCGCGACACCAAGGCGGTCATGCAGTTCGCCTTTGCCGGCGGCACCGGCAAGTCCAGCGGGGACATCCGCGCCGATGCCTCCACGGTCGACATCGGCAACATTTTGAGCAACGTGGCGAACAAGTTCCTCTTGGAGGGCTTCTTCAGCGTCGAGCGCACGTGGCGGAACGTCTGCGCCATCCGCAACGTCAACGACTTTAAGGCTGTGACTTCGTATCGCCTTATTGGAACGGATCAATACGAGCAGGTTGCTCCGGGCGGCGAGCTCAAGCACGGCACGCTGGGCAACGAGACCTACACCAACCGCGCCGACACCTACGGCCTCATGTTGGGTGTGGATCGCCGGGACATCATCAACGATGACCTGGGCGCCATCACCACTGTCCCGCGGAAGCTCGGTCGTGGGTCGGGCCTCAAGATCAACGACGTGTTTTGGACCCTGTTCCTCAACAACGCCGCGTTCTTCACCGTCGGCAACAAGAACTACCTCTCGGGCGTGGATACCGCGCTGACCATCGACGGCATGACCAAGGCCGAGGCCGCCTTCATGGACCAGGTGGATTCCGACGGCAAGCCCATCGGCCTGATGCCGGCCATCGTGCTGGTGCCCACCGCCCTCTCGGCCATTGGCACCCAACTCTACAAGAGCGTGGAGATTCGGGACACGACCGCCTCCACCAAATACCCCATCGCCAACCCCCACCAGGGCAAGTACCGCATGGAAGTCAGCCGCTATCTGGCCAACGCCCGCTACACGGGCAACTCGGCCAAGGCGTGGTATCTGCTCTCGGACCCGGCCGATTTGCCCCTGATCGAGGTCGCGTTCCTCCATGGGCAGGAGGCGCCGACCATCGAAACCGCCGAGGCAGATTTCAATTATCTCGGCATACAAATGCGCGGATTTCATGATTTTGGCGCGGCGCTGCAGGACCCGCGGGCCGGGATCAAGAGCAAGGGCGAGGTGTAAGCGGTCCCTCCGACCCCAACGGAATCATTCGGAACGGATTTACCAGACTTTGAAAGGAGCCCCTCATGGGCGCGATCTTTGTCCAAGACGACGACATGGTTGACTACACCCCCGGCGCCGATACGGCGGCGGGCACGGTGATCGTTCAGAACGACCTGGTGGGCGTGGCCAAGCGCCCCATCGCCGCCAACGCGCTGGGCGCGCTGGCGGTCGAGGGCATCTTCGACTTCCCCAAGTCCACGGCGGGCGGCAGCGCCATCGGCGCGGGCGTCACCGTGTACTGGAACGCCGGAGCGCAGCAGGCGACCGCGACCTCCGCGGGCAACAAGCTCATCGGCAAGACCACGCGGGCGGCGGCTGACGCCGACACCACGGTGCGCGTCCGGCTCCAGCAATAACCCCCCCCCCGGAGATTCCCGTGGCTGACCTGCTGCAGAAAGCCTCGGCCTGGCTGGAAGACCAACGGACGAAGTTCCTGACCCAGTCCGTGGTCTACCAGCGTGGGACCGATACCGCGCCAGTTCCGGCCACGGTCGGCCAGACCGTGTTCCAGATCGACGATGGGGCCGGGGCGCTGCTGCGGATCGAATGTCGGGATTACCTGATTCGCGCAGTGGACCTGGTGCTCGGCGGCAACGCGATCCTCCCGAAGCGTGGAGATCGAATTCGAGAAGCGGTCGGCGCGCAGGTGTTTGTGTACGAGGTGGTCGGTCCCGGCGACGAGCCGTGCTGGCGCTGGAGCGATTCGTACCGGCAGACGTTGCGGATTCACACGAAACAAGTGGACACGGAGATGGCCCCATGAACGACGGAAACGGCAAGAAACGCTTTGAGCTATCCGGCTGGGCCGGAGTGCTATTTACCTCGGTCGCGGCGCTGGTCGCCATCACCGTCCAGTGGGGCGTGGTGACCACGAAGCTCGACGGACTGGAGAAGCGGCTCGACGAGATGATCTTCGAGACCCGCAGCATGCGCACCGAGTACCAGAACATCGAACGCCGTCTGGCGACGCTGGAAGGCCAGCACCAGGTCAAGGGCGGCAACCCGTAGGAGAGCACGACTATGTCCCTGATCATTGATGTAGCCGACGCCGTGGTAACGGCGCTCAAGTCCGACCCGCTCAAGCTCGACGCGGTGCGGGCGTATCGCCCCGAGTTCGACCTGACGGAGCTCAAGACGCTCCGCGTGTCGGTGGTGCCCAAAGGCATCGAGATCACCAACCTGGGCCGGCGGGCCAACCAGCACGATGTGAGCGTGGACGTGGGCGTCCAGCAGAAGGTCGATCCCGCCGACACCGCGGCGCTCGATGCGCTCATGGCCCAGGTCCAGCAGGTCGCCGACCAGTTGCGTTTGCAGCGCTTGGACCTGCCCGGCGGCGGCTCGGCGATCTGGGTCAAGACCGAGAACGATCCGATCTATTCGCCCGACCACCTGCAGACCAAGCAGGTGTTCACCAGCGTCCTGACGTTCACCTTCCGCGTGGTGAGGTAAGAGATGAACAACACCGTCATCCGCAAGATCACGCTCAGCGGCGGCCTCCAGCCCCTGGCCACTACCAAGACGGTCGCGTCGGTGACGATCTCGTGCCCGCCGACCAACACGGGGCCGGTGTATTTCCGGGGCGAGGATGGAAATGACGTGCCGTGGGTGCCGGCGGAGTGGCATGAGTTCAAGCACGTGGATCTCTCGCAGATCCGTGTTTGGGGCAACTGGGGCGATGTGGTGACCGTAGTCGGAGGAACCTGGTAATGGGATACGGCAGCATCGTCAATATCTTCGGCACCCCCGGCAACCTTGACCAGGTCGCCGATGGCGACACGTACCGCCGCGTGGCGGGCGTGGACTACAACGGCCTGATCACCGGGAGTTCCATCGGCGGTAGCGCGGTGAGCAATTGGAACCTCGCCTACGGCGCGGTGGAGAATTGGAACCTCGACTATGGCGTAGTCCAGATGTCGAACCTCTCCTACGACGTGACCAACTTCATCGACTCTGAGGCCAACAATGCGGCCTGGAACGCGGCCCAGTATGCGATCAACAATTCCACCGTCTACAACATCGGTTACGGCGCGGTGACCTCCTACGCCATCGCCAATGGTGCGGTGCTGAGCTACCACCTCGATTACAGCGCCGTGACCTCTTACAACATCGCCTACGGCGCGGTCCAGAGCTATCACCTCGATGGCAGCGCCGTGACTTCATACAACATCGCCTACGGCGCGGTCCAGAGCTACCACCTGAACTCCAGTGCCGTCACGAGCAACAACATCGTGTCCGGTGCCATCCAATCCTGGCACGTCGCGCCCTACGCGATCATCGGATCGTCCATCGCCACTGGCGCGATCCAGTCGTATCACATCGCGCCGGCCGCCGTGTATTCCAGCAACATCGCCTCCGGCGCCGTGAACTCGAATCACATTGCAGGCGGCCAAGTCAATTCCGCCAAGACCGTCGGCTGGACCGGCACCTTCGTCGTGGGGACCAAGACCTACACCGTCACCAACGGCCTGATCGTCTCGGCTGTGTAACCAGGAGTCTTTCGTGGATCGTCCCGAACAAATCATCGTCATCGTGCCCTGCCAGGACCGGATCGTCCCCCAAGTGGACGAGGGCCTGCGGGCGCTGGAGCGTCTGGGCGTGCGGGTCCACCGGGCCTTCGGCCAATCGGCCATCGATGCGGCGCGCTCGCGCCTGGCGACGCAGGCACTCAAGAACGGCTACAAGGAAATCCTCTGGATCGACGCCGATGTGGCCTTCACCGTGGCGGATGTCGAGCGCATCCGCAGCCACGGGCTGCTGTTGGTCGGCGGCATCTATGCCAAGAAAGGCGTGCCGGAATTGGCCTGCGCCCAGTTGCCGCAGACCCAGAACATCCTGTTTGAGCCGACGGCGGGGCCGATGGAAGTCCAGTACCTGCCGGCGGGGTTCTTGTACACCCGCGCCGAGGCGTACACGGCGATTCAGCAGAAGTTCAACCTGCCGCTGTGCCATCCGGAGGTCGAGAAGGCAGCGATGGTGCCGTACTTCTGGCCCCTGATCGTCAGCGACGAGGACAAGCCGCGTTACCTGGGGGAGGACTTTGCCTTCTGTCACCGCGCCCGTGAAGCCGGTATCCGCGTCATGGCTGACCCGGCGATCCGCCTGGCGCACTTCGGTCCCTATCCCTACACGCTCGAAGACTGCATTGCCCGCAAAGCCCCGTTGCCGCGCCTGCGGCTGTCGTTTGTCGATCCGCCGAAAGGTAAGACGCCGGAATCCCCATCGGCGGCGGCGGCGACCAGTTCCGCGACCTCTGCTTAAGGAGCCCGATCATGCCCCAGGATTTTGGATTCAAAGTAGTCACCCTCGACGAAGGTGACGGCCCGGTGAAGGCCATCAAGGACGCCAGCGGGCGCATCGTCACCGCCGACCAGGTCGATGCGATGCGCCAGAAGCAGGAGGCGGATCTGGCGCAGGCCACCGATCTGCACGACAAGCTCGCGGCCGGTGATCCTGCTGCCACAGCGCAGATCGTCAGCCAGGTCAAGGACAACCTGACTCGGCAACTGGCGATGCTGGACAAGCAGAAGGCCGACATGACCGCGACGCTGGCCAAGCTCGAAGCGGGCGACCAGGCGGCGACCGCCGACGCCGTCCAGCGGATGACCGACCAGTTGTCCCGGCGCGCCAGCCTGTTCGCCGCGGCGCGGGATCGGTCGGTGCAGATGCTCACCGAGGTGGCCCCGGCCGGAGTCGGCGTGGTCGTCACGCCTGTCACCCCGGTGCCCGCGGTCAAGGTCACCCCCGCCACGTCCGACACCAGTGCAACGCCCGCAACTCCGGCCCCTGCGTCGGTCGGATAAGGAACCGCCATGATCAGTGCCAAGGCCAAGACGAAGATGGAGCCCGGCAAGGTGACGAAAGCCGCCCGCGCCGGTTCCATCACCAGTCTCGGCCACGCCGGGGCGGCGCTTCGCCTGCAAGCCCGGCACTCGATCAGGAAAGCCAAGAAAGCGTCGCAGGCGGGGTCGCCCCCGAATACCCGCAAGGGCCGGCTGCGGAACGCCATCAAGTATGCGGTGACCAAGACCCCGCCGTCGGCGGTGATCGGTCCGGATGTGGATGTGGCCGGCACCAGTGGTAAGGCGCACGAGTTCGGCGGGCGCTACAAGAAAGAGCATTACGACAAGCGCGCGTTCATGGGACCGGCGCTGGAAAAAGTTCGACCCCGGCTGCCCGCCTTCTGGGCTGGCTCGGTCAAAGGAGACTGATCATGTCTGTGAAATTCGGCCTCGACGCCAAGCTCTATTACTGCGTCGCCGGGATCGGCGGCACCCCGACGTGGGTGGAACTGTCCAACGTCAAGAACGTGACGCTCAACCTGCAAAAGGGCGAGGCGGACGTGACCACCCGCGCCAACAACGGGTGGAAGGCCACGGCGGGAACCCTGAAGGAAGGGTCCATCGAGTTCGAGATGGTCTGGGACACCACTGACGCCGGCTTTACCGCGATCAAGAACG